TGGTGTTGAGTTTAGTGAAATCGCAGGAGGTAATTAAAGATGGCTATTTTAGGCGTAGATGATATGAAAGCCAAGTTAGTTGGCGGCGGTGCTAGACCTAATTTATTCAAAGTAACGATGGCTTTTCCAAGTTATGTTACTGCGGATGTATCTTTAGCATCATACATGTGTAAAGCATCTTCTTTACCGGCAAGTACAGTTGCACCTATTGAAGTTCCATTCAGAGGGCGTCAATTGAAAATTGCTGGTGATAGGACGTTTGATCCTTGGGGTGTTACCGTTATTAACGATACTGACTTTAATGTACGTAATTCTTTTGAACAATGGATGAATGGCATTAATCAGCACCAAGAGAATACAGGGTTAACACAACCTAGTTCTTATATGGCTGATATGGTTGTTGAGCAATTGGACAAAGATGGTACAGTTAAGAAGACTTATAACATGAGAGGAACCTGGCCTACTAGCTTAGGAGCAATTGAAGTAAGCTATGATACAGGTGATACGATTGAAGAGTTTGAAGTTGAACTTCAAGTTCAGTATTGGGAATCTAATAAGACAACGTAAATCATCATAATAACATTAAGGAGTGCCCTCGGGCACTCTTTTCTAAGTGTTATAAATAATATTTAGGAAAGAGTGTAAAAGGAATATTTAAATGGCAGAACAAAACAGATCACTATTCGGTTGGCAATTTACTCGAAAACAACCGGAAAACACCAAACCAGTATCGTTTACTCCAGATAACGAAGATGGTGCGTTTGAAATCTCTCCAACAGGTGGGTATTTTGGACAATACATGGACCTACAAGGTGACAAGTTTCAAAACGATAAAGAACTAATAATGAAATATCGTACGATATCTCAGTACCCTGAGGTTGATTTGGCTGTTGAAGATATATGTAATGAAGCTATTACAGTTGAGTCAGGTAAAATTCTCAAATTAGATCTTGATAAACTTGAGCAATCAAATAAAGTTAAAGACTTAATTTCTATGGAATTTCAGAAAATTCTTGCTCTAACTAACTTCCGTAATAATGCATATGATATATTTAAACGTTGGTATGTTGATGGTAGGTTATTCTTTCATGTTATTATTGACCCTAAAAACCCTAGTGATGGTATAAAAGAATTAAGAGCAATTGACCCAACAAAGATTCGTAAGATTAAAGAGACTGAAAAAGTTAGAGACCCTAAGACTGGGGCTGAACTTATTAAAGAAGGTCCAGAATATTACTTATATCAAGATGAGTCTATGTATAATAGTTCTGAAGGATTAAAAATAAATACAGATGCTATTATTCAAGTTAACTCAGGTTTATTAAATGAAAATAGAGATAAGGTTATAGGTTATTTACAAAAAGCTCTTAAACCATTAAACCAATTAAGTATGATGGAAGACTCCCTAGTCATTTATCGTATATCAAGAGCACCAGAAAGACGAATATTTTATATTGATGTAGGTAATCTCCCTAAAGGTAAAGCTGAGGAATACCTTAACAATACAATGAATAGGTATCGTAATAAGATTGTATATGACCCTACGACAGGTGCTATTAGAGATGAAAAGATTCATCGTAATGTTATGGAAGATTTTTGGTTACCTCGTAGAGAAGGTGGTCGTGGAACTGAAATTGATACTCTACCAGGTGGTGCAAATCTTGGTGAAATTGAAGATATACAGTATTTCCAACAGAAGTTATATAAAGCTTTAAACATACCAATGTCTCGTTTAACAGAAGCAGATGCGTTCTCAATTGGACGTTCATCAGAAATTACTCGTGACGAACTTAAATTTCAAAAATTTATAAACAGAATTCGTATTAAATTTTCTAATATGTTTTATGAAGCATTAAAGAGACAACTTGTTCTTAAAAATATCATTAAGGTTGAAGAATGGGCCGGTATGAAAGATGGTATAACCATAGAATACAGTAGAGATAATTATTATGCTGAACTTAAGGATAGTGAAATCCTTAGAGAACGTATAGAAATGGTTCAAATGATGGACGAATATATTGGATTATTCTGGTCTAAAGACTGGATACGCCGTAATATTCTGAAGTTAAATGATGATGATATCAAACAAATTGCTAAGGATAATGAAAAAGATCCATTAGAAAAAGATGATATTAATCCAGATATAGCAAATTCAGCAATATAAACTTATTGTATACTTAACGTATTACAAAAAGTATACTGGAAATAAACAATTTTATAAATAAGATAAAGAGAGACTATGAGTACAAAAGATTTAATTGATAATATTAAAAAGGGTGACGCACAAAAAAGTAATAACATGTTTAATTCAATTATGCATGACAAAATACTTGATGCGTTAGATACACATAAACAAGAAGTTGCTTCAAAAATGTATGGAGCATCAAATGATACTCCAGCCGTTGAAGAACCTACGGTGGAGACACCAGAAGGAGAAGAAGCAACAGATGAAAACGTTTAAAGAATCATTTCACAAATTAATAGAAGCTAAGTTAAAACTCCCTAAAGGTGAAAAAGTAGCCAAGGAATATAATAAACTTGGAAGAAAGAAGAAGACTACAGCAGTCATTACAAATAAGTTTAACTTATATATTAATGATATAAAGGTTGACAGTTATAAGTCAGCAAAAGCTGCTGAAAATGGTCTAAAAGATTTCATAGTAATAATGGGAGCATAAATGAAACTAATTGCCGAATATACAAACCATTCCCTTGGTTATTCAATTAAAGAGGGCAAAAATGGTAAAAAGAATACTTTCTTGGAAGGTATTTTTATGCAAGCTGAGAATAAGAATAAAAATGGTAGAGTTTATACCAGGGAAGTTCTTACTTCTGCAGTTGATAAGTTCGTAAACGAACAAGTAATTACAGGCCGAGCGGTGGGAGAATTAAATCACCCCGAGGGTCCATCCATTAATTTGGATAAAGTTTCTCACAGAATTACCGAACTCAAATGGGACGGTAATAATGTGATGGGAAAAGCACTTATATTGGATACGCCATGTGGTAAGATCGTAAAAGGTCTTGTTGAAGGTGGTGTTCAACTTGGAGTGTCAAGTCGTGGTATGGGAAGTTTGGATTTTAAAGATGGCGCTAATTATGTTAGGGATGATTTCATGCTTAACACAATTGATATCGTACAAGACCCATCAGCACCTAATGCATTTGTAAATGGCATTATGGAAGGTGTTAGTTGGGAGGATGACGGTAGTGGTCATTTTATCCAAACAATTGAAAAAGGTGAGACAGAAGTGAAAGAGTCTAAAGTTTGTTTCTCGGAAGAGCAACAGTCTGCAGGCTTCGAGCATTTCCTCTCTAAACTATAATCTCTAAAGGAGAAAACAATGTCTGAAGTTAAAAAAGACGAAATTGTTGAGGAAACTGTAGACGAGGTTATTGTTGAGGATACGCAAGTAGAAGCTGAGGAATTAGATATTCCAGAGGCACCTCTAACAGCAGCTCGTACAGCATCAGCAATTAAAGCTTCTTTGACAGAAATGTCTAAAGAAGATCTTGACATCATTTTTGAAGCAGCGGAAAAAGCTAAGGCTAAGGCTAAGGCAGAAGACCATGATGAAGATGATGAAGACGAAGATGAAGATGAAGTAGATGAAACAGTAGATGACACTGGTGATACCGCAAAAGGTAAAACTGCACAGTCAGACAACAAAGCCGACAAACTTAATACTAAGAAAAAGAAAAAAGGTGATGACGGTAATGAAGTCGAAGGTATTCCTGAAAAGAAGAAGGCTCAAAAAGAGTCTTTTGAAGATGACGTCGAAGCTTTAATTAAAGACGAGGACACATTGTCCGAAGGCTTTAAAGAGAAAGCTGCTACTATTTTTGAAGCTGCATTAAATTCGAAAGTTAATGCTAAAACAGCAAAATTGGAAGAGCAATATGAATCTGATTTAGCTGGAGAAGTTGAAGCTATTAAAGAAGATTTGGTTGATAAAGTTGACGGCTACTTAACATATGTAGTTGAAAACTGGATGAAAGACAATGAGGTTGCAATTGAGCATTCTCTTAAGTCTGAAATCACAGAATCATTCATTAATTCATTAGGTACATTATTTAAAGAGCATTACATCAATGTTCCTGACGATGCGGGAGATATTTTAGATTCCCTATCTGAAGAAGCAAAAGATGCTAAATCTCAATTAAATGATGCAACTGAAAAGGCTATGGAATTGTCAGAAAAAGTGAAAGCTTATGAAAGACAAGACATAATCCGTGAAGCATGTAAAGGTTTGGCTGCAACTGAAGCTGCAAAATTAACTGAGTTAACTGAAGCTGTTGAAGC